CCCAATTTATTTTATTTCGGTTTTTTTCTAACAACTGCATAGCACCTTCTGACGTATTTTTAGACAAATTATACCAATATATTTGATCTGGATTATTTTCTAGCAACCGCATAGCACGTTCTGACGGATTGCCAGACAAACTCTCCCAATGTATTTTATTTTGATTATTTTCAAGCAACTGCATAGCACCTTCTGATGGATTTTTAGACAAACTCTCCCAATCTATTTGTTTTTGATTTTTTTCTAGCAACTGCATTGCACCTTCTGATGGATTTTTAGACATGCAATACCAAGCCATTTTATTTGGATTTTTTTCTAACAACTTGATAGCACCTTTTGACGAATTTTCAGACAAAGAAGCCCAGCAGATTTTATCTTGATTTTTTTCTAGCAACTGAATAGCATGTTCTGACGTATTTTTAGACAAATATTCCCAATTTATTTTTTTTGGATTTTGTTCTAACAAGTGAATAGCACCTTTTGACGGATTTTTAGACAACAAATTCCAATTTATTTTATTTGGATGTTTTTTAATAAACAGCATAGCACCTTCTGACTCATTGGACGACAAATAATCATAACCATTCAAATCATTTAAACCATCAAACGAATGAATTTCATTCAGTATATTTATATTTTTTGGATATTTTGCGAATAACAACATAGCACCTTCTGAGTTATTTTTTGACAATTCAATCCATTTTATTTTATTTGGATTTATCCAATTTAATAAACATATAGGGTATTCAACATTCATATTTTCTTTTTAATGTTTATTTTACAAAATTAAAAAATCATTTTTATGGTTTTTGCCACCATAATTCACTTTTGTTTTGTTTTGTAAGATTATTATTATTAAATGGAGGTGTTTAATTAATTAGGTTATTTTTCATTATTTTTTAATATTATAGGAAGATAATAAAGCAAAAATGGCTGGTGCTCTTCTTCAAATTGTGGCCTACGGTGCCCAGGACGTTTACCTCACTTCAAACCCTCAGATTACCTTTTGGAAGGTTACGTATCGTAGATACACTAACTTTGCGATTGAGTCTATCGAGCAAACCTTCAATGGCCAAGCCGACTTTGGTCGGCGTGTTCAGTGTACAATAAGTAGAAACGGTGACTTGTGTTACCGTACTTACCTACAGGTTACTCTTCCCGAGATTAACCAGCTTATGGGCGTGGCATCTGTCGCCGCTGGTCTGGGCAACGGTGTCTATGCTCGTTGGTTGGACTTTCCTGGTGAACAGCTGATTGCCCAGGTTGAGGTCGAGATTGGTGGACAGCGCATTGACCGCCAGTATGGAGACTGGATGCATATCTGGAATCAGCTTACCATGACTTCCGAGCAGGAGCGTGGTTACTTCAAGATGATTGGAAATACCACACAACTGACATTCATCACCGACCCCTCTTTCGCCGAGGTTGATGGTCCTTGTGATGCCTTGGCTCCTCGCCAGGTGTGTGCTCCTCGTAATGCTCTTCCCGAGACAACTCTTTACGTTCCCCTTCAGTTTTGGTTTTGCACCAATCCTGGATTGGCCTTGCCTCTTATTGCCTTAACTCCTGCAGGGCAGAAAAGTATCCAACCTAAAACATCTGAGAACTGTTTTAGGGAAAATTTGTTCGGGGCTCAGAAGGAGAACCTTTTTGGTTCTTCTCCCCAGATGCTAGTGTCTTGTTGTTAAACTGGTTATAATCTTTAATGATTTAACTGGTTTAGACAAGATGCGACAATTCCAAATTGTTCGGGAAACCCGTAAAGACGTAAAAAAAAATGAAAATGTATTAAATGCAATTAGTGGTAGTATAATAATATTGAGAGATAATATGAGCAAAGTTTGTTATAAGTGTAAGAAAACAGTTGAATTGAATAAGTTTGGTAAATTAAAAAGTACTCCTGATGGTCATAGATATGATTGTAATTTATGTAGAAAAGAATATAGACTGCAAAACAAGGAACAAATCAAACTGAAACAACAACAATTTTATACAGACAACAAAGACACTTTATCAATTAAGAATCAAAAATACCGCAAAGAAAACGAAGTTAAAATAAATGAACAACGGAAAATATATAGAGATCAAGACCATATTAAAAAACGAACCAAGCAAGCGAATCGAGATTATTTACCCATTAAAAAGGAAAAAATAAAATTGAAACGAAAAACAGATTTGAATTTTCAAATATCTGAAGTTTTAAGAAGTAAAATTCATAAAATGATTAAGGGTAAAAATACATCTTATAAATCATTGATTGGATGTGAAAATGAATTCTTAATGAAATGGCTTGCGTTTAGATTTGATGAGAAAATGAACTGGGATAATTTTGGAAGTTACTGGCAAATAGACCATATTCTTCCAATTAATTCGTTTAATTTTTCAAATGAGAATGATAAAAATGTATGTTTCCACTGGACAAATTTACAACCACTAACTTGCATAGAAAACCGACGAAAAACAGATAAAATGCAATTGCATTACTATCACAATAATATTGTGAATGTTGTTCGGTTTAACACTAAATACAAACAATTTTTGGGCTACCAAGCCGTAAATGAAAGTTTACGGTGGCTGAGAAAAACGACCTCAGGTATGGTAATAATGCCCCGTATGATGTGCGACCAAGATAAAAGTTGCACAGAAATCGGCAATCCGCAGCCAAGATTCTAACACCGTTATGATAAGGTTATGAATAAGGTTCAACGACTAAATGGTATTGGGTTTGATGTGTTTAATCGACACAAATGATAACTTAAGATATAGTCTATTCCCTGGTTAAAGGTAATGTTACTGATGCAGAAATGCAAAGGCAATTAAATATCTACTGTATGGATGATACGGTCAAAAATAAACCATAAATATACCGAAAGGTAGGGTATTTCGTGAAGTGCAGTATCACGAAGTCAAAATCAATCTCGACATCCGTCCCATCGACGAGTGTTTGTGGGCTGTGACCACACTAAGTTGCAACAATGCAACTATTGGTAACTATAAGGCTGGAACCCCAGTTCCTGCTGCCATCGCCTACAACCAGTCTCTGGTTGCCGCATCTTTGTACGTTGACTATGTCTTCCTTGACACGGATGAGAGACGTCGTTTCGCCCAACAGCCTCACGAGTACCTCATTACTCAGCTCCAGTTTACTGGTGACGAGTCTGTCGGTTCGTCTAGTAACAAGATCAAGCTGAACTTCAATCACCCCGTGAAGGAGCTTATCTGGGTTGTGCAGCCCGATCAGAACGTTGATTATTGCTCGTCCCTTGTGTGCGATGCAATGCTCTTTAAGGTTCTGGGAGCCCAGCCCTTCAATTACACTGACGCCATTGATGCTCTTCCCAACGCTATCCACGCGTTTGGCGGACCTCAGGCGGTGGCTGGTAAAAACGAGTATATTGACCAGCAAGGCCTATTCAATGATGCTGGTGCTCTTGACTACAGTCTGCAGCCTGGCCAAACTGGCTACTGGTCTAGTCCTGGCAACGCCGCAAACGAGCCCAACTTTGGCGGTGTGTCTCACGCTTCCAACAACGAAATCCCATCTGGACTTGACGCTCAGACCATGGCTACCCTTCAGGCTCTTGCCAACCAGTCTTCTTTGGACGGCTCATCTGTATCTGACGCTGGAACATTTGTGCTAACTGAGACTTCTCTGGATATGCATTGTTGGGGACTTAACCCCGTGGTTACTGCCAAGCTCCAGCTCAACGGACAGGACCGCTTCTCCGAGCGTGAGGGAACTTACTTCTCCCTCGTCCAGCCTTACCAGGCACATACCCGTTCTCCCGATGAGGGCATCAACGTGTATGCGTTTGCATTGAGACCTGAGGAACATCAACCAAGTGGCACGTGCAACTTCTCTCGTATTGACAACGCTACCCTTCAGCTTGTCCTGTCTAATGCAACTGTGGAAGGCACCAAGACCGCCAAGGTTCGTGTGTACGCCACAAATTATAATGTGTTGAGAATTATGAGCGGCATGGGTGGTTTGGCCTACTCCAACTAAGCACAATACTAAGAACAGTATTCGTGGATTGTATATATTTATCATAATTTCCTGACACGATTGTGTCATATTATCTCATTTAAAGATTTTTTATATGAGACGCTTAAAAAAACACCGTTAATTTAGCCAAAAGCATTGTAATTTGATGTATTTTTAATTGTTTGCTTAAGAATGTTCTTGAGCAATAACGTAAAATACGCATTAATTGTTCTAGTTTTAGTGTATTGCACACCCTGGCGGGTGAGCAATAATTATTTAATACAAAAATATGCTTTTTGCTTAAATATATCAAAAAGCATATAAAGATAATATATGATATACTAATATAAGCATGGATATCGTAAATCTTATTGAAAGCAATCCAATCACCAAGATGACTGGTGATTATCAGTCAAAAATAATTGAAAGGGTACAAAACAACTTTACCAATTACGAACAGCAAATGTTTTTGGCTAGTTTTTATTGCTATTTAAATCACGATTATAATAATGATTTTATTATTAACTTGGATGATGTATGGCAGTGGCTGGATTTTAGTTCAAAACATAAATCTAAAGAATTGTTGCTTAAACTATTTATTATTAATAAAGATTATAAAATTTTATCGTGTTACCCAACAACTAATCTACCAACTGACAAATCAAATCCAAATGTAAGAGGTGGCCATAATAAACAATTAGTCATGTTAAATATTAACACATTCAAACGATTTTGTTTAAAGGCAGGAACAAAAAAAGCAGATGAAATACATGAATATTTCATTAAACTGGAAGAGATTTTACAGGAAATTGTAAAAGAAGAAAGTGATGAATTAAAACATCAGTTGCTTCAATTGGAAGACAAAAAAAACAAAGAATTAGAAGACAAACTGAACCAGCAAAAAATCTTAGAAAGAGAGAAGATATTATTGCACGAATATGGCACAATTGGTTGTATTTTTTACATAATCAAAGTTAAAACGCTAGAAAATGGTCAGTATATTGTAAAGGTTGGCGAAAGCAGAAGAGGTATCAAAGATAGATATAGTGAGCACAAAAGCAAGTATGACGAATGTCTCTTGTTGGACTGTTTTTCGGTAAACCAAAGTAAAGATTTTGAATCGTTTGTAAAAGAGAATGAACTGATTCGACCCAGCAAAGTGTGCAATTTAAAAGGTCACGAAACAGAACTGGAATTATTTCTTATTGGTAAAAATTTATCCTACAAAACGTTATTGAAAATTGTAAATAACAATATTAATTATTTCAACAACCATGACATTGAGAAATTAAAACTGGAAAATGAAAACCTTAAAATCATGAACAAAATGAATGCCGATAATAATAACAACTCTCTCATTCAATCGTTAAATGCCAACATCACACAATTATCTGAAATAGTACAGCAAATGTCTGGCAAAATAAATAATCTGGAAAAAACCAACCAAAACATTGTAGAGCGATTAAATTCATTGCAAACAAAAACCACCACTAATTTTGGTGAGCCTTTGCCAACAGTTGGTCCACGGTTGCAAAAAATACATCCCGAAACCATGCAATTGGTAACTGTGTATGAAAGTGTGTCAGAAATCATGAAGGAAAATAGTGCTATTAAACGCCCGAGTATTAACAAGGCTATTGCGGAAAGTACTATTTATTGTGGATTTCGTTGGCTATTGGTTGAAAGGCATTTAGATGCAAATATAATTTCTCCCACAATTGCTCCCACAAGAGAAACCAAGTCACAAAATTTAGGATACATTGCTAAACTGAACTTGGACAAAACTGAAATATTAAATGTATATTTAAACCGAAAAACAGCGGCACAATGTAATGACTACGAATCAAGTTCTGCACTGGACATGTATGTGAAGCGAAGTATGCCAACAAAGGGTAATTATTATATCTTGTACGAAACGTGCAACGAAAAAATAAAAAATGCGTTTGTTGTGAAAAATAAAGGAGAAGAGCCAATTTTGTATAAAGATGGAGTTGGACAATATGACCATCAGCATAAAATGGTCAAAGAATTTGTTTGTAAATATGATTGCATTAGAACATTGCAAATGAGTGATAAGACTTTGACAAAAACATTAGACAAACAAGTATTTTACAACAACCATTATTTCAAAACCCTTGGTAGCAAATTGAAATGCTTGTAATATAAAGTAAAATAAGCAAAAAATAAACCTAGAGATTACAGGTTCCTGATGGTTGGTGGTTTGGTTCATACTCACGAAACATTATATGAAAATATGCATTTAACGAACAAATCAAACCAAGTAATCCATAAATAGCAATTTTTGGTTCAAGATATTTTTTTGATAATTTCTTACGAGTTATAGTTAAGAATATTCCAGTTAATACAGCTCCACCAAAACAATGCGATGTGTAATAAAAAAGTCTTTGAGAATAACATGCATTTTTATTCATGCGTGCAACAAAGTTATAACCAATACCAGTAAACTGGTTAATTGAATAATATGCTTGGTCATCTACAAAACGTTTATAAAAATTAGTGAAATGATTTATTGTTTCATATGATTTGTCTGCAAAACGTTTATTAATAATAAAATGAATCATTGTTAAAGTAAAAAACAATATTTTTATATTGTTTTTTTAAATAATAGAATGATGAAACCACGTAAAAATCTACCACCATCTATTGTTTTTGTCTTGTTCTAATTTGGCTATTTTTTCATTTAGTTTAGCATCTCTGTGTATAATCCATTGTTTTTGATTTTCATTGTTTAGTTCCATAATTTTATTTGTAGTGTACTGATGATATGCTCCAAAAGTCATGGCACCCAATGCACCTTGGCCCATTGTCTTAAGAGTGTCCATAGATAATAAATAAGTGGTTGCTTTAGTGCTCATAATTTCGTATATTGTTGTATTTATATTATTACAATGTTTTTATTTCATTTTTACAATTTAGTAAAAATCTACCACCATCTACTTTTTTGGTCATTTTCTAATTTGTTAAACTTTTCAGTTAAATTGTTTATATCACGATTGTGTTGGTTAGTTAATTTGTCAGTTAAATTGTTCATATCGTTATTGTGTTGGTTAGTTAAATTGTTCATGTCGTTATTGTGTTTATCTGTCATATACTTAGTGTTTAAATCCATGATTCTATTTGTATTAAATTGGTGATATGCTCCAAAAGTCATGGCACCTAATGCACCTTGCCATATTGTCTTGAATGTGTCTGTGGATAATATATAGGTTGTTTTACTGCTCATCTTTTGTACTTGTATTAATACAATATTTTTATTTCATTTTTATTCCATTTACCTTCCAATTTAGTCAATAATTTATTTTTATAATTTAACACTTGGTGTTTTTCGTCTACTATGTCCATATTTTTTTTTAGATTTTTTTGCTAATTTTAAAGCTTTACTATTATTTTTACATCCTTGTTCAAGCAGTTTATAATCAACGGCTGCAGCTTTTCCACTAGTAATAGAACTAGCTAATCTAGCATATCCCCATGATTTACCACTTTGATTTGGTCTACTACCTGAACTATAATATGCACCCTGACCTTTATTGACAATTTTTTTTAAAGTATTTAGTGAACAACCTGTTTTGACAGCTAATTCTTTAGATGGTTTAATATCATGTATTTTATAGATTCGTCGAGCTTTTAAAATATGACTACTTGTTTTAGATTTATAAGATTTAACTGGTTTTCTAGTATAATATTTTCCTTTTTTATACATTTTTCTAGATTTTTTAATCATTCTTCTTTGTTTTTTTTTATCTTTTAAAGTTAATTTATTTGGTATATATCTTCTTGGAACATTTTTCATAATAATAATATAGGTTATAATCTAGTTATTCTAATACAATATTTTAGTTTAATTTATTTAAACTTTGTTAGTTAGCACAAAATAT